TCTTACGCATCTTTTCACCACGTTTTTTCTTAGCATGTATGTTAGCCCATAAACCTTTTTTCATTTAGTTATTCCTTTTTGCTTTTCATACGTACGTAAACCACCGATTCCTAACATACCACCTAATACAGGTAATAACGTACCCATATCAAACTCAGGTAAATCAGGTAGTGCTATACTAAATGTAGCTAGTATAAACACTAACAACGGTTGTACTATAAAATGATACGCAAAAGCTAATCCACATACCCATCCTATAAAAGGACGCCAACCACCTTTAAAAAACGATCCACTAGCTGCTTCAGCTTTGTTAACTTCTATTTGTGATATAGCTATCTCTTGTGCATGCTTTGCACCCATTGTAGCTATCTCATGTGCTAATGCTGCTTTCTGATCTTTATCTTCTATAAACTTATCTAGCAACCCGCTTACGGGTCCAATTAAATTATTTAATACCATATTACTTTCTCTTAAAACTATCGTTTAATGAATCAACTACGCTATCTATATTAGGAGGCTGACCGTTAGGATCATACTTACATCTATAAGTGTTTGGGCAGTTACCTTCTACTACTAGCGTGTATGTATCGTTTGCTCCCTTATATAAACAGACTTGTTGTCCGCTTTTTGCTTGTACTCTTTTATATCGACGGCAAGTAATGTACTTAGGATCTTCACGTTTACCTAGTCTCTTTTCTTGTTCCCACGTCCAGTCACTAAACTTTTTTAGGAAACAAGTGTAGCAGTTTTTAATATTATCAGATTGTGCTAAATATATCACGCCCTCTTGAGCACAAAGCCATTCAAAAGTCTCTTGTCCTCCGTCTTTTCGAACACACTTAGCCGAACCATCCTCTGTCGATACCCATAAGGGAGTAGACGAAAAGACCAAGAAGACCAATCCCAACACTAAGGACGACAGTGATCGCCACGATACCAATAACTTTTTCTCTAAATATCTTTTTATCATATATCTCTTGTTGCCTACGTTTCCGTATCTGACCTTCCATTCTCAACAATTCATCCCATGCAGCTGTTCCATGAGTAAATTTTATAAACTGTTGCAGTTCGTATCTCTGCTCTTCTAACTTCTTTTTTGCTGCAAACGCCTCTATAGCCTCACTCTCCACACTCCCTCCACCAAAGACCTTACGGACCATTGTGGGATTCTTGGCAGACTTATGTGCTGCATCTACATCACTTACCGCCCCCATCCATCGGGAGAGGTCTTGACTCATACTTTCTAGATCACGTCCTGCTTGAAAGGCACGTTTAATCCCGGCAAAAGCCGTGGATGCCGTGCTAACGGCAGCCGTGATCGTAATAGGATCGAACATTTTAGCCTCTACGTTGTGCCGACTGTCTCTGTACGTCTATACGTTCTCTATTTACTTCATTTCGACTTTCAGCGACTTCCTCTTGCAATTCTAATCTTGCGGAGTCGGTGGCAGCTTTTTGTTGCATTTTCATCTGCTCAAGCTGTAGCTTCGCTTGCTCTAGTTCAGCATCGTTACTCGCCTGCTGTTGGCGTATAGCAAGTTCTTGCATTCGTATTTTTACGAGTGGATCTTCCTGCACCTGTTGTGGTGGAGCGACGGCAGCCATGACCTCTTTCATTAGCTGTACTTCTATCTGGGCAACCCTCTCCTCGATAGAAGCAGGATCGTTGCTCTCAGTTTGCAATTCGTTCATGAATACTTGTCCAGTAATAGGATCAATTTGTCCTTCTTGTAGACCTTGTTGTAGCCCTTGAGCAGCCTCATTTACTTCTTGCTCGACTTGTGCTCTTGCTTTGTATGCTATGTGTTCTTGTAAGTGAGCATAAAACGTGCCCATTACTGTTGGTGACGTGGCAACAAGAGGTGTCTGCATAAACGTCGTATGCACTAAGATATGTGCATCGTGGCTCTGCTCTGGAAATACTTGCAATAGCTGACCACTCAATGCTCTAGCATTTTCAATAGCGGGGTCAGTGGGTTGTGGCTGTGCGGGTGGAGGCAGTATCTCATCAATATTTTGTACCTCTAGTGCTTGATACATTCTTTTGTACGCTGCATTCAGATCGTGCATCTGGGGATTAGATTGAGCCAGTTGTAGCTGTGTCTGAGCTAATGTTACCCTCTGAGCCATAGAAAAGATGTTTGGGTCACTGACAGGCAAAATATCGACCCTAGCGTCGAAGTCTGTAGCTTTTACTTGCTGTTCTGCCCCTGCAACCTCATACGGGTAAAGAGGAGGGAGGTTCTCCGCAAATATGGTTGACAGCAGTCTGAGTTCTGTTTTCTGTGCGTAATGAAGTCGTTTGTGGATTGCCGACATCACCTTCATGCCACGTTCCAACAAAGCTACAGTCGTACCAACAGGGGCATTCTGTTGTCCTCCTTCGCCTATCTTGGCATCAGCAATAGACACAAAACGCCTACCGCTTTCGATCAAAGACCCCAAAAGACTAGCTAACGTACCGGAGGGTTCTTTATACGGAAGAGGAATAATAGCATCACGGATATTGCCACCAGGGGCATCAATATCTCTAAATTCACCAGGCTGCAACGGTTCGTCGTCATTTCGTACTCGCACACCCCGTGCCTTAAAACCTGCGGGTAGATTAGCCAATGTTCCCGCGTCAATTAGTTGTCGAAGAATACTTGTAGCTGCTCTACCTAATCCACCCAACATGTGTATAAGTCCAGAGCCATAGAACCCCAGACCAGGTAAAAACTTATAATGAACAAAAAACTGCTTCTTTCTCTTTAGTGGGTCGTTCTCAGCATAATTACGACGTATCGCCAGTATCTCTCCACTGTCCTTATGAAGCGTTACGATATAGGGTAACTTGATTCCCGTAGGCTCGCCATCGGCTCCCATGTCCTCAAAACCCTCAATATCAAGATCCGCATGAAACTCTAGTATCGTATGTGTGTCCTCAGAATAATTCTTAGACAACCCCTCGATCTCGTTTACTTTTTCCTTAACGATATCGGGTTCCTCATCCCCCGTTGAGATCTCGACATCCAGATAAATCCCTCCTACCTGCATCTTTCGCAGTTCGTTCTCATTCATCTGTAGAACATGTGTCACTCGTGGTGCTGTTTGCACATCGCTTGCCGAATACGGCACTACCAAATCTTGAGCAGGTATAAACTTGGATACGGCTCGTTGCCTTGTTGGATCAAAGTATACCTTCTTAAATGTAGAACCAGATAGCGGTAAATAAAACAGCATCTGATCTGTATCGGGGTCGAACTCCTCCATTACCTCTGTAATCTGATAGTTCATAAATTCTTTTATGCGGGCAGCTTGTGCCTCTCTTTCGGGTGTCTCTGCCCCTATAATCTGTGTACGAACAGGCCCACCAGACGGCAGTAGCTCTTTATACGACTGTGACTGAAACTGTGTAACCGACTCCGATATCAACGGGTGCGTTACCCCACTCGCCCCCTCAAAAGGCTCCGTTCTATCGTCATACTGCATACCTAAGAGATCCAAGCCTTTTGTATACGCATTCTCCCACTCGGATCGTGATTCCTGGTCGTCCTCAAACAACGACCGAAGATCCGAGGACAACTCACCAAGGGTTCCTTCATCAAGAGCTTCTGCTATGTTTGCATTGTGATCATACGGTTCAGCCATGACTTCCATCTGCTGTTCCATAAGAGCTTGAACAATGGCACCGCCTTGTCCGTCGTCAATAACCTCGGCACCGCCCTCGAACTCCTGCGGTGTATCAACAGATATTTCTACTGTTGCTGCATCCGCGTCTACTTCTGGATTAATACCAGAATCGACTAACGCTGCTAGAGGTGTTCGCTCTTCTGCCACTAAAAGCTTCCTTTGAAATCTACCTTACCGCCATTTGCAAAAGCTTTACCTTTTAAATTCTTGCTCTCGTCCAACTTCTTAACAACTGAGTCTTTAGCCATATCATTTATAAGTGCTCTCTTCATTTTCTCTAGCCCTTTAACTTCTGAGTCTGAAATTGCTAATATTCTTTTTGATCTTTCAATGTCTCTGTTAGAGATAGAGTTAGCGTCTTGCTTTGACCTTTTTAACATTTCTTTTGCTTTTGCAACGTCTTTATCTGAAATTGAATTTGACATTAGTATATCCCCTTAAAATTATAACCTGCCTGTCCACGACTTACATCTACAAGATCTCCGTCTTTGAACCCCTTTTCTTTCTTTGCATCTACCTTTTTAATGGCTTCCATCAAGCCACCGTCTTTTTTACCTACAATCATCTTCTTTAGTTCTTTTTGAAGCTCTTTGTTGTTTCTTTCATTAACACTGTTCATGTTTTCCACAACATCAAGACCTGCTTTTTTCATCTTTCGTCTGAGCTTTTCTTTCTGAATCCCCTCTCCCACTTCTGGAAAAGTAGGGCCTGCTACCTCTTGACTTTCTTTCTTGCTCATCTCGCTCTCTCCATATTCGTTGTATGTCTAATAAAGTTTCTAAATGTTTCTGCGGATCATACCGTCGATTGTCCATCAGTAATAGCTCCTCATCCTAGGTACATAATCGTCTTCTTCGTCCTCTCCGTCAAGATAAATAAACCCACCTTGACGAAACCGCATCAATGCCATTGTCATACTATCACAAAAATCGTCATGATCACCATACGGGAAAGAGGCTATTTCTTCAATAACTTCTTCAGCAAAACTCTGGTTATCGGGTGCCCATACCTTACCCGCCTCAAACAACGGTGCCACCATATGCATTCTAGTTGTTTTGTCCTTGCCTTTTCCTGGTGAAAACGACAGTGCAGGGATGTTATGCAGTCGTAATTCGTCAATAAGGGGCGTACCGCTTGCCTTTGCCTCGACAATCACCATATCTGGCTCCCAATACTCGTATTCGTCATACGCCTCACGCTTTAATTCGGGAAAACTCCACCGTCCTCGCTTCGCGTCCATCAAAATTATGTTGTCCGAGCCGTCGTCCTCGGATGTAAAGATGCCCCACGTCGTAATCGCACTATAATCCGCACTTTCCTTCTTCGAAAACGCAGTATCGTAGCTCTGAATGATGTATTTCACGGGGGGAATGTCCTCTCCCTCCCAAACATTCCACCAATCCTTCTTTACAATCGCTCCTTCTTCCGAAGTTGGCTGTTGCTGCCACTGTGCCGACCATTTTGCAACGGGTAACGACGCTTTTATGCCCAAAAGTGTGTCTTTATCCCAAAATTCGGGCCATAATGGCTTGTCTGACGGCATAATTGCAGGAAATTCCACCACTTCCCACTGATCCGACATAACATCGCTCCCTTGAGCAGCCAATAATCGCCCTGTCAAGTCTT